CTTTCATATCGCGAAGGCCAACTTTGAAAAGCACGGCCTGCCGGTCCCGACAATGCGGGTGGCAGACGTGCGGGATTCGGGACTTCCGAGCGACTATTACGCGAGCTGTTATAGTATCGGCCTGCTGGAACATATCAAAGACCCGACGCCGGCCATCGCGGAAACCTATCGCATTCTGAAGCCTGGCGGGGTGATGTTCCACGTTGTCGTCGAACTGACGGGCGGCAGGAGCGAAGGGCACCGATACTGCAAAGGCACGAAATTCTACCTTGATGCAGCCGAACAAATCGGCTTCAAGGACGCACAGGCCATAGAAGAACTCCGCAAGGGGTTGTTTATTCTCACGGCCAAAAAATAACGGAGCCTATCATGGGCCTTCTTGACTTTTCCCGGCGTCGGGACAAACCCGAGGATCGGAGCGTCGTAGTATACAACGGGAACGACCTCACGGGTGCCTGGCTCTGGAATAGCGCGGTCAGCGATGCGGGCGTGACCGTTACGCGCGACAGTGCGCTCGGCCTCGACACGGTGTGGGCGGGCGTCAACCGGGTCGCCACTGATATCGCGAAAATGCCGCTGAAGGTTTACAAGCGAGGCGAGGGCAGCACGAAACAACAGGCGGAAAAGCACCCGTCTTATTTCCTGTTGCACGACGAACCGAATATCGAAACGGTCGCGTTTACCTTTAAACAGACACTCGTTGCCCACTCGCTGCTGACCGGCAACGGTTATGCCTGGATTGAACGCAAGCCGACGGGCGATCCGCACGCGCTGTGGATACTCGACCCGGATTCCACCTGGCCTACTCGGATTAACGGCAAACTGTTCTATAAGGTGCAGGGCGCGAACGGCCAGCCGATGTTGCTCGATGCCGACGACGTGCTGCACTTCAAGAACCTGAGCCCTGACGGTCTTGTCGGCTACAGCGTTATCGACCTGCTTGTCAACGCTCTCGGCGGGGCACTGGCGACGCGAAAGTTCGCTAACGTCTATTTTGAAAACAACGCGAGGCCGTCTGTCGTGATCGAGTTCCCGGAGGGCCGTGGCCTGAAGGACAAGGAAGCCATTGAACGCTTCCGCGAATCGTGGTCAAAGATCCACGCCGGCGTCGATAACGCCCACCGCCCGGCTATTCTCGAGGACGGGGCAAAGCTATCGAGCGTCACAATCACCGCCGAAGATGCACAACTCATTGAAAAAAGCAAGTTTGATGTCAGGGTGGTGGCCAATATCCTTGACATTCCACCGCACAAGATCGGTGACGACAGCCGAACCAGCCACAACAGCCTGGAATCGGAAAACCGCGACTATCTCAGTCGCATCGATGGCCGACTGGTCATGCTGGAGCAGGAGTGCAGCAAGAAACTGACGCGGACCAAGGAACGACGGACGCGGACACACTTTGTCGAGTTTGTCCGCGAGGCATTCTTGCAGGCAGACAAGAAGACCGAACAGGAGGTTCTGACCGAGCGGGTCAACAACGGTTTCTTGACGCTCAACGAAGCCCGCGACATCCAGAACAAGCCACGATACGACATTGACGAGGCCGACAAGCCGCGAATGCCGGTCAATCACATGCCTGTCGATGCACCGCCAGAACCGGCACCCGAACCGCCGCAAGACCCGGACCCGCCCGAACAGGAAGAAAACAGCCACCTCGAGGCATCGCTGCGGCAGATATTCCGTGACACGGCAACCAGGATGATTTCACGCTTGTCTGTTCACGCCGAACGGGCCGCGAAGAAGCCGGAACAATACAACGACACCATCGACGCCATCGCCGACAAGCACGGCACCGTCGTCCGCGATGCCCTGTCGTCACCGCTCGAGGCAATACATGCCTATAACGGCAGCACGAATACCGTAACCGTTCACCGCGACTTCGTGGTGGACTTTTGCACCGAGGCACTCAACGCCGCAGACTGCCAACCCGACGACCTGGTTGAAAACGTCTGTACCCGGCTCGCATCCTTCACGGGCGCGATAGTTCCGAAATACGAAACCCTCTTGTTTGGGAGTTCATAATGGAAAGACGAAATACCACCAACCCCGTCAAGATCGAAACCCGCGGCGAGGGCGACGACAAGAAGACGGCCATCACCGGCCTTGGTATCACTTATTACGACGAATCGAACCCCGGAACGGAGTTCCGCCTCTGGGGCGACACGTTCGAGCGGATCAAGCCAGGTGCCTTCGACAAGGCCATCGCCGAGGACGACGTGCGGGGGTTGTTTAATCACGATCCGTCGCAGGTTCTCGGCCGAACGAAATCCGGCACCATGCGACTGACAGCCACCGACGACGGCGTCGTCTACGAGATCGACGAAAGCGACACCTCGGTATTTCGCGACGTGGCGGAACACATCCGGCGCGGCGACGTGGACGGGGCATCGTTCGCCTTCCGCGTGACCGATGAAAGATGGTTCGAGGATGGCGACCGCGAGATCCGCGAGATCCTCGCCGGCGAACTGTTCGACGTCGGTCCCGTCACCTACCCGGCCTACAGCGGGACCGACGCCCAGGTCGCCAGCCGCGACAGCGGCCACGTCGACGAGGCCCGCACCAGTTATGACCTCTGGAAAGAGCAGAGGCAGCACGAACAGAACCAGATAGAATCGCTCGAAATGCGGTTCCGAATGACTGAAATGGATATTGACTAAACCGGCGACAATCGCCGTTTTCTATGATTGCATTCTCTCGACAATCGACCGAATCAATCAGCGTTTACGTTTGTAAATCTAACACGCTGAAAAGGAGACAAATATGTCTGCTGAAATCAGGGCTCTCAAAGAACAGAGGGCCGACCTGTTTGCGAAGGCGAAAGCCCTCGACACCTCGACGCCGGAAAAACGCGCCGAGGCCGAAAAGATGCTTGCCGACGTGGAAGCGTTGGGCGACCGCATCAATACCGAGGAACGAAAAGAACGGCTGGCTGGCGAGTTCGGCGAACCCGCCCGGCCCGGTATTTCCCAGCCGAACCGGCGCGACTCCGACAAGATCACCGACCGTGACCGCACCTTGGCGTTCCGTGCGTGGTGTGCCGGTGACAAGGCCGAACTCGTCACCGACGAGATGCGCAATGCCGCCAAAAAGTGCAAGGTAAACTACCGCGCACCGAGCTTCCGGCTTGGTTCGCTGGAGGAAAACCGAGCCACGTCCGATCCGATGGGCTGGGGTGCTGGTACGACCGGCGCAAACCAGGTTGTATCGACCGGCGTTGGTGCCGGCCCGATGGTTCCCGCGATCGGTGGCCTCGGCACAGAGATCGAAAAGGTCATGGCCGCTTACGGTGGCGTGCGTGAAGCCTGCCGCGTCATCAAGACGCAGAGCGGTGCGAATTTCATGTATCCCGTTGTCGACGAATCAACCGTCGTGGGCAAGTTGCTTGCTGAAAACACGCAGGCCACCGTCCACACGTTCGCCAGCACCTACGTTGAGTTCAAGGCCCATAAGTTCACCTCGAATATTGTTCGTGTCTCGCTGGAAACGCTCCAGGACACGCAGTATCCTTTCGAGGCGATCCTGGCCGAGATGCTTGGCGAACGGATCGCGCGTCGGCAGAACTACTACTTCACCGTTGGCGCGTCATCCAATGGCGCACAACCCGACGGCATTGTCGGTGGTTCGACCGCTGCGGACACGTCGAGGGTTTCCGGCCTCGGCGTTGCTGGCGGCATCGCCTACAACTCGAGCGACCTGATGAGCCTGTTCCACGCGGTCGATCCGAACTACCGCCGGAACGGAACCTGGATGTTCAACGACGCCACGCTGCTCGCCCTCAAGGCGGCAACGATCCTGACGACGTTCTATTACCCGATCTGGCAGCCCAGCATCCGTGAAGGCGAACCCGACACGCTCATGGGCAAGCCTTACGTGATCAACCAGGACATGCCATCCTTCCCCGGTTCGTCCGATTCGGGCAACAAGCCCATCGCGTTCGGCGACCTGTCGAAGCAGATCATCCGTGACGCCCTCGGTATCACGCTGGTTCGCTTCAACGAGAAGTACCTCGATTACTACGAGGCTGGCTTCGCGGCCTTCGCCCGTGCCGATAGTCACTGTGTCAACAGTAACGCTATCAAGCACTGGGCCTGTTCGGCTGCTAGCTCGTAAGACACTGCCTTGCGTCTGGGTCACGGTGGCTGTTCCTGTGTGCGGTCACCGTGGCCCGTCGTAAGGGCTTTTATCAAACACACAGAAAGGCAGAAGATGACAGAAGACGCAAAGCAGACAGAATCAAAACCGTTGAAAATCGCCATCCTCGGCACGGCACCGACCAGTTCGGCGGATGCACCGTTCACGGATGAATCGTGGGAAATCTGGGGCTGCTCATGCGGCCCGATGAACACGCCGCGAGTGACCCGGTGGTTTGAGATCCACGACCTCAAGCGCAAGAAGCGGCAGTGCCCAGAATACTATCAATGGATGTGCGAGACGGACAAGCCCGTTTACCTGCACATCGAAGACCCGAACATCAAGGCGGGCGTTGTCGGCTGGGAAAGGGCGATCATTGAACGCTGGCAGGACGATTTCAGCCACGGATACGTCTACAACACGAACAGCATTTCCTGGATGCTCTGCCAGGCCATCCTCGAGATCGAGGCGAACCCGGCAGGTGGCGAGGTTGCCATCTATGGCGTCGACATGGCGGTCGGTTCGCTGGCGGTTGGCGGCAACGCTTCCGAATACGCCCACCAGCGGCCATCCTGTGAATACTGGATCGGCCTTTGTCGCGGTGCCGGTATCAAGTGTTACATACCGGAAAAATCCGACATGCTGAAGAGTCGCGGCATGTACGGCTTTGACACCGACAACAGCCTGCTTTACCACCGCATGGTCGTCCGTGGCGATGACCTGCAAGGGCGTAAGCGTGGTGCCGAGCAGCAGGTGAAAGAGGCCGAGGCAAACATGATGCTTGCGCGCGGCGGCATGGAAACCATCCGGCAGATCATGCAGCAGTGCGAGGGCAACCCGACAGCGGAACTGCTGGCACGCGCGGCACAGGATCTCCAGAACCAGCACGACGCGGCACAGCACCAGCACGGCGAGGCGATGAAAGTCAGGCATGTTGTTGAAGGCGCGTTGATCAGCCACGACCACGTTTTGCAAGGATGCCCGCCAGGGGAATCACTCGTTTAACATGACCACTGTCCGGCTTGCGCGAAATTACGACTATCGGCACCTGCTCGACCGGATGCTCGTCGACAACCCGGCGTCGTCCGCGATGCCGCTCTTCTCGACCTTCGATCCCGACAACGGGGTGGCCGTTTTCAACCGTTCCTGCTGGGCCGGGTCGCTCGACTTCACGGGCGTTGGTATGGACTGGTATGACGGCGTGAACGCCGTGCCTGGTCGCGGCGGCGTGATGATCACGAATAAACACATGCTCTATTCGTGGCATGCCACCCACAAGGGCGAAGTGCGATTTATCACGGCCGACAACACGATTGAAACCAGCACGGTTTTCGCCAGCACGCAAGTCAGCAATTACCACCACGACATCGAGGTACTGCAACTCGGTGCCGACGTGTCGGACGCCGTGACCGTGTACCCGCTGTTGCCGGCCGACTACGCCGATTACCTCGGCGGCGACCTGGACGACCTGCGGTGGCCGGTCGTCTTTTTGGACGACTACGGCACGAACAAGCACGCCGCCGTCCACGACACTAAGTTGATCACCATCCAGTGGGATCGGCTCATGTATTACACGCAGGAATCGACCAACGCGCGGCGGGCGGCCTATTACGACGAGACGGACGCCACGGGCGTGACCGACAGCGGGCAGCCCTATTTCGTGATCCTGCCGGGCGACGTGTTGTCGCCGGTCATGATGAACTTTTCCGTCAACTATGGGCCGTTTTACCCGGATTTTCTGACGGAGATCGCGGCGGCTGTCACGTCCCTCTCGAGCGGCACCTATGAACTCGAGCTGCTGGCGTTCGATAAGGCAATACGTCCACGGGCGACATTTTCAACACCGCAAAGCATGAGGAACTGAGCATGCATATTGAATGGGGAACGGTCGCCAGTACCGACGAGCCGGTCAGCGTCGCCAGTTTCAAGGAACACGCACGCACGGCCTCGTCGACTGAGGACACTTACATCGGCTACCTGTTGACGGCGGCCCGTGAATACGTCGAGCGGGAAGTGAGCGGCGGCCTGCTGCTGGCCCCGCGATCGGGCACGCTCAAGATGCACAAGTTTCCCGCGGGCAACGGAACGATCCGGTTGCCCGCACCCGTACCGAACAGCAGCGACGTCAACGTCGGCTATTTCGACAC